CGCAACATGTTAAGAGGTCTAATGGCCTTATGAAGATAACCAACAACTCTCTTTGAGTTCATATCGACCATACCTGAATGGCAATATGCTATAGAGTCTGGAGAAATCTTAAGACCAGATGTCGGTGTTCCAATTACAGAATTTTTATCTGTATTTGTATATACGAAATATTCTTCAATATCTTTTATTAAAGAAATATTAGCACCATCTTGTTTGCTATTTTTTGTTTTTACTTTTCTTACTTTTTTAACTTTGGTTGCATCAAGAGGAATCAATTGCTTAATGCCCTCAGATGGATTTTCAGAGTCAATTGAAATATAGTAATAAAGTTTAGAATCTACATACCATCTTCTAAAAATTTCATATCCTTTATCTTGAAAATCAAGAAGCTTTAGAATATTATCAAATTCTGAATATATTTTACTCTTAATATTATCCGAAAATGTAATTTTAGATAAATCTAGTTTTATTGGTTTTCTATCATTGCCAGTTACTATAGATTCATTTTTAATTTCATCGATGGCTGTATCTACCTCGGGAAACAAAGACATGGCTCTGTATTGAGCCATGAGTGCTTGTTCATCCTTAACTGAACCCATGAAGTCGATAAAAGTGCCATATACACCAGCACCTTCAACTGTATATGCTCCATCAAATTCTTCTGGAGTAGCAAAATTTTGAAGAGATAATTTATCTTCTTCATCTTTAGATCTGACGGTAAAACCGAATAGTTTATAAGCCATTATATAAAATCCTTGTCAAGTATATAGTCGATTTATTAGAGGGTAGGAACATCAGGATCTGGACCAGTTGGATTGGTTGGTACAACTGAATCTAGATCTTCATATTTAACATATTTGAAACAAATTGTTACATCAAAAGAATTATATTGATCTCTAGCCTGCATTTCCATCTCAATTGGACCAACCGATTGAGGCCAACAACCAAATAATGTAGCTCTTTTTATTACACCGCCATTTGCCCCTTCTTGGTTTAAATTCAATTGTTCAACAATTATTTTTGCATCTGTAATATCTACTGTTTCTCCAGCATTTGTATCGTGTCCATTGATTTGATTGCTCCAATCATGAAATTTTCTCCAAAGATTATCAACTCCAATATCATCCAATACAGTCATAGTCCAAACATTAAAACCATCAGCACTATAAATTCTATCTCCTGGATATAAAATTTTTCTACCCTGATAGTCGATAGGATTAGTAGTTATGATTGAGGCAGGCATTGCTGCTGCTTGAATATGAAAATCATCTACGAGAGCATCTGCTTGATTTGGCGAACCAATTAAAGTAACTTTAAATCTATTTTTTCTAGTTCCGCCATTAAAATTATCAATAAAATCTTGAATTCCTGCCATTGTTTTATCCTTTAAGCTAAACTTTCGTATTGAACATATTTAAAACAGAATGTTACATCAAAAGAGTTATATTGATCTCTAGCCTGCATTTCCATATCTACTTGACCAACAGATTGTGGCCATGCCCTTTTCAAAACAGCTCTTTTTAAAACAGCGGTTCCATTTAAATTTAATTGTTCTACTGTTATGTCTGCTTCAGATGCAGATGTAGTATTTCCAATATTATTATTGTTGGAATTAATACCATTGCACCATATGTGCAATTTAGACCATAAATTGCTCGTAAGACCAGATCCTCCACTTATATCATCTTGAATAGTGACTGTCCAAACATTGAATCCATCGGCACTATAAATTCTATCTCCTGGGTATAAAATTTTTCTACCCTGATAGTCGATAGGATTAGTAGTTATGATTGAGGCAGGCATTGCTGCTGCCAAAACGTGAAAATCGTCAAATCCACCTCTTGCGCTTGCCTGTCCAGCTGGAGCTGATGTTACAGCAGCTGGCGTAGTATTGGGAGTAGTACCAGGAACTTGTGGAATTGAAAATCCAGGTATATCACAAAATACACGAAATCTATTTTTTCGTGTCCCACCATTAAAATTCGTAATAAAGTTCTGTACTGACATAATTATTACTTATTAAACTGGATTTACACCTTCAATACTAATGTAGTTATAATTTAATCTTACAGCAAACGAATTAAATCCGGTATCAGCCATATTAAATTGAAGTGGACTAATAAATCCTGGCCAGCAAGATCTAAGAGTAATAGTTTTAATTACAGTTCCTCCTAAATCAAGTTGATTGATTTTCCAACTACTATTTTGAATGGCATCCGCACCTCCTTGGAACCAACTATCATTAGCTGCATAGGCATGAGTGTTTAATTCTTGATTATTAATCTTTTCGCTCCATGCCTGAAATGCTTTATACAAGCCAGCACCTCTATCGTCTAATACCAAAACATCCCATGGCTCATAAGTTCTATCTCCAACATAAGGAATTAATCTTCCTCTATATGGGAAATTTACAATCCCAAGGGTTGAGCTTGGAAGAGAAGCGGAAAGAACGTGATATTGCAATTTATTAGCATCCCCACCACTATTAGCAGGAAAAGTTCCTTCTACCCTAAAGCGATTTTTTCTAGTACCGCCTCTAAATCCATTGATGAAGTCATCTATTTTATTTGCCATCGAATTACCTCAAATTCTTTATTATATAGTAAAATTAAGACTTATTATTGAGGGGCTTTGTATAGGTTTAAATGATATATCAACAACTATTATATTTTGAGCTATAGATGATTCGGAGTTATTTGATTCGTTGCAAATAACTCCATAAGAGTCTATTCCACCATTTAGCCGCACATCTTCAAGTAAAACATTTAATCTATTAGATATTAATTCTCTATTTTCTGGAGAATTTAATTCAAATCTGAATTCGTTCAAAATAGATTTACTGTTTCTTACGATATAAGAATAAGTGTTAGCATAAGTAAATGTTTGTTTTACTGTGTTTGAGGAAGCTGTATTTCCAGAAAAATCGGTTGATAAGAAATACTCTTTTCCATTTGGACCAGACACATTTAATATACAGTTTATTCCTCTATTTTGAGCAGTCTTAAGTTCTGTTCCAGAGTTAAATGTTATATCGACTGGTGTTTGTGGAATTACAGTTTCTGTAAATTTAATATTCGGTAAATTTATTTTCGTAAAAATTTGATTTAAGACTTTACCATTTCTAAATCCAGCTGGGCTATTCCATGGATAATAAGAATAGCTTCTTGCCATCATACCAGCTGCATCACTTAATAATGATACTAAGACATATGGACTATTACTGTACTCAGTGTCATCATTAATATTTTCGTCGCCATAATATCTTTTTAATCTTTTAACTCCTCCTATTGTAAAAGTTAATTGATTGAAATCGGCATCACTCAATTCTGTTCTAGCGTAAAAATTATCAAATTTATAATTTATATTTGTCTGATTATTTAAAATATATAAATTTTCTAATGATCTAAATGAATTTTGATCGATAGACGCATTTAATAAAATTGGTATTTGTTTAAGTTTTATTTCTGAAATTAAATCCGAAGAAATTGTTGTCTTAATAGGATCATACACTAAATAATCTAAATCATATTTGGAAAAAACATCATAAATGTTACTTTCGGTAGAAGCATTTATCAAATAAATGTTATAATTATAATGAAGAGCATCTAAAATATAATTAAAATAAAAATCTATTTTTCTTATATCTGTTTTAGATGCCGTCGAAGATGTATTATTTAATTCTTTAAGAAATACTTCTGAATCAGTTACTGATGCACCTATCTGGGTATAATCTGCATCATTTATTAATTTTGTAAAATCACTTACAGATTCTAACAGAACATGAGTGCTAGTTATTCCTAAAACACTGAATAAAAGAGAGTCGTAGATGAGAAATCCCCCATCTACGACTTTCTTCGAATCTATTTGCTTTATGGAATATGTAAAGGCCATTAAGCTTGAGTAAGGACAAATCTAAATGTAACTGTCTCAATTGTGTAATATGGTACGAATGAAATATCAATTATCAATTGTTTAGCATTGATTACTGTATCTGTATTGTTTGTTTCATTACACAATACCGTAAAGCTTCTAATTCCACTTCTAGATCTAATTCTATCTAAAATATTAACTACATTATTTGATAGAGCTGTTCTTGTAGAAGAATTATTAACTTCAAACAAGACTCCCTGTAGTA